GGAGCGGCAGGAGCGGCAGGAGCTTCACTTTCAGCGGGCATTACCACTTCAACGGCAGTGTCGGCAACAGGTGTGAAGACCATTCGGGCAGTGCCATCTTCGACCATTTGGATTTCCATGATGATGTTGGCGAAGTTGAACTGCATGGCAGAGAGTTTTGGCAGAGTATTCATTTCAGATTTACCTTTCATATTAAATTGCTACACTGTATTTGGCGGCTTCGGCGCGTACCATTTCAGGAGTTACGGCAGGGTTCATCGCCCATTCGCGCAGGTGTGCCAGTGTGGTTTGGAATGCTGGGTGCGACAGCATGGTTTGTTTCGGGTCGGTCGGTACTTGGTACGCGGGCGCAGCGGCGGCAGTATCTTCTTTCACTTCGGGGAAGTCCACCTCAATCGCTTTCTCGGTATCCGCTTCGTGACGCATAGCCAAGATACGGGTAAATACTTCCTGCGGGGCATAGCCTACGGCTTTAAATCGCACACCGATATTCGAGCCTTCGGCGAAAGCGACTTCGGTAATAATACCCTCCCAAATTGCGCCGCCTTGTTTAAGGCGTTTGGCGTACTCGCTCAATGTGAAGTAGCCCTCGCCTTCGCGTGCAGACTTACCAAACAGGGCAGTCGCAGATAAGTCCATCGAGAACACTCGCAATTCGGGGTCGTTGGCAAAAACCACCGCTAATTTTTTACGGCTGCCGCAGGCCTTACCTTTACCTGTTGAGGACGAGCCAGTTACGTTTTTCGGACAGCTTGCGCAGTCATGCGCCTGCGGTTTGTGTGATTTAGGATTGGGACGCACACCATCTGCCGACCAGCACGCAGGGGGCGCGTTGTCGCCGTCGCGGTACTGGGAGTCATAGTAAGTTCGAAAGGTGGTATTGTTTTCAGGTGCGATGGCAACAATGATGATTTGTGCGCTACCTGCAAATTGAGGGAACTGCACTGGACCTTGCGCGGTTTGTACCACGCCCATCGGTTTGCCGTCTTCGGCGAGGAAGTTGATTTGCCCGCCTTTCAGTTGGACCTTACGCCCACTAGCGAAGCCGTCGCCAAACGACCCCATAGAGGACTGCCCTGCGGCAGCCAACATATATTCAGGCATTGCGCCAATAGTCATTGGTACGGCCTGCTGCTGAATAGGGATAACATTATTCATGATTTAGTTCCTTATTTGGAAGTGGGTTTTTTAATAGAGATAACGGCTTGCGAATAGCTGGCAACGCCTGGCGGCAACTGCCCATTGTGTTCGCGGCTGTAATCTTCGACGAACTCTTTCGTCGGCTTGATGGTGGTCGCCTCATAGTTACCACTCTGAACGATGTACTGGCCGAACGCTGCGCGGTCTTCTGCGGTGTAGGTTGTGCGGATAGACTGGACAATCGTGCCGCCTGTGGTGCGGAAGCTGGTCGCGCCTGCCTCGTTCAGTCGGCGTTGGCACTCGGCCTCGATTGCGTCTTGTGTCGCTTCTACGTCAGCGATGGAAGCCTCGTATTCTTTCTTGCGGTCAGACAGCCAGTTGCGGTTGTTGATGTACCACTCCGAGAGTTGGGCTTCGTTGTATTGGGAAAGGTCGATTTCCATAATGGTCTCCGTGTTTTATTGTGGGGGTTAATCCAGTTGATGAAACGTATTATACGCTAATAATCTGCGTATGTCAAGAGGTAAGCAATAATTTTTTAAGCTCCTCCCATTTTCTAATCGGCATATCCGAATGGGTCGGCACGCCGAGCGGGGCGCACCACGCATTAACCGTCCGCAAGCTAATCTTCAACAGGTCGGCGCACTCCTGCTGGGTTATATTGGCCGCCTCCAATAAGCGGCGCAGGTTGTTCGGTGTGTAGCCTACGTCGGGAAACTCTAACTTATCCATAGTAATCCTTTATGTGTTCATACCCAGCACACTGTAATACAGTTTAAGCAGCGTGTCTTGGTTTGTTTGGTTATCAATCAAGTTTTGGTACATCTCCCGCTCGTACTTGTCGCCGAACAGGTGGACGATATTCATGTGTTGGGTCTGCCCTGGCCTGTCCATGCGCTCACACGCTTGCAGGTAGGTCTCGGTACGGGCGGGGGGTGCATACCATACCGTCAGGCTGGCCGCCGTTGCAGTAATGCCGTGCGAGAACGCTTCGGGTATGGCGATGATGACCTGCGGCGAAGCCGTCTTTTGGAAGTCGTCCAGTATGCGCTTGCGCTCGTGGACGCTGGTGTCGCCTGTGATGACCGCTACCTCGAACTCCTTGCCCAACGCCTCGGATACCACTTGGATAACATGGCGGAATGGTACGAATACCAGTGCCTTACTGTGCGGGCGGCCTTCTGCCACACTGTCGTCGCCCGACGCGCGGGCTTGCTTAATCAGGTCGATGGTCTCGGCTATGCGGGCTTTGTTGTCCAGTACCAGTGCATCGCCGCCTTCGGCATACACCGCACCTGCATACACCTGCCGCAGCTTACCGTGTAGCACGGCGGCGTTGGCGCACAACACTTGGTAGCCGTCGTTGAAGTTAGCCACAGCGTCGTTGGTTAAGGCTTTGATGGTCTGCTGCTGCGGCTTGCTTAACCCCACGTCGAGGAAGCGGCGCGTTACAGGCGGCAGGTCGAGGCAGTCGGCTTTGCGAATATAGATGGCGGGCTGCAACATCTCGCGCACGGTGTCCTGCCAGTTCTTCTTGTCCTTCCAAATGAAGGTCGAAACTTTGAATTGTACCAAACTTTGAAACCCTGTCTTGGTCTTTGGCACACGGTCGGGGGTAACAAGTTTACCCTGGCCGTATGCGTCCATCGGGCCTTGTGGTGTCGGTGTACCCGTCAAAGCCCATACGCGGGTCGAGGCTTTTACCAACTTGGCCAGGGCTTTCCACCGCTTCGTGCTGGGGTCTTTGTACGCCGTACTCTCGTCGATGATAATCAGGTCGTAGTTCTTCTCCGCCAAGATGGGCGACAAAATCTCCACGCCGTCGAAGTTCACGATATCGAAGTCGGTGCGCCGTGTCAGCGCAAGCTGCTCCCGCTTGGCGCGGTCGCCGTACAGCACCGTCCATGTGCGGTGGATACAGGTAGCCATGATGTCGTCCGCCCATGCCGAGTACATCAGCGACTTGGGGCATACCACCAACACCCGATGCACCAGCCCCTGCGAGATAAGGTAGTCGGCTGCCCAGCACGCACTGCGGGTCTTACCCGTACCCATGCCTGCGAAGCAGTAGGCTCTCGGATTGCGCGTCAGGAACTCGGCGATACGCAACTGGTGGTAGAACGGGCGGTCTCGGCCAGGGAAGTCGTACCCATCGAAGATGGTACTCACGGCAGGCTGCAACAACTGCGACAGCACGGTCATATTATGCAGCGTCCAAGGCACGTCCACTTGGGTCTGTCCGTTCGAGAAATACTGCACAGGCACGGCATCAGCCAGCCGTTGGGTTACTGTGCCTACATCGCTCGTGGTAATCCTTACCACCCTGTGCGGGGGGTTGGGGAAACTGACTGGGGGGATAGGGTTCATGATTGGGTCTCGTTCAAACACTCGGCTTCGTCAATAATAACTGATACCGCTTTTACCCCTGCTATGCTCGCACTCGCTGGGCGGGGGAAGCCCGATTTATGCGTAGGCGGTTGGCGGAGGCGCGCGACAGCAGCACCCTCCGTGGGGCGGGAGTTGTGAAATGCAGCCCATAAAGCCAATGTCAGCAGGTTATTACTTTGTTCGCGGGTCATAAAACCTCCTGTAAAACCGCCGTGCTGGGCGTGAAGATGGCGACCAACAAAGCGAGAATAAACGCAATAGTCAAGTATTTAACATAGGGGTGCAGGCGGCGGTCAGTAACTGCCGCTGCAAAAACAACACATATACCAATAATAACGATAAATGCCACAAGTCGAATTAGGGCAAGTGTCTGAATAATATAAAGGTTCATTTCTTTTTCCTCCGTTCTCGGAAGTCTTGCCCCTGCTGCCAGTTCTCGCACTCGCTATGCGGACACCAGCCGCACAACGGCGTGGCTTTGCCTGGCGGGAAGTTGTCGTTCATCATGGCGGACATGATGCTCATGGTCTTGCCGCGCCATGTCGCCCACAAGTACGGTATCTTGTCGCGTGTGTAACTGGTCTTGACCATCTTGTAGCCATCGCAGAGGAACATCAGGCAGCCTGTGATATGTTCCACGCTCGGCAGGGCTTGCATGACACCGAGCGCGTAGAGGTCTAACTGCTGCGGCTCGGCGTAACGACTGCTCTTGTTGGTTTTCCAGTCGTTGATGATGGCTTCTTTGCCGTCGGGCGAGACCATCAGTAAGTCAATCTTGCCCGCCAGTCGGTACTTGGGCGACCACCATACGCTTGGGTCGCTGCTATCGACCAACTCGGCTGCGCCGTCATGATGGATAGCGAAGGTGCGTTCGCACCATACGCCCCAGCCTTGCGCCCTGCGCTGCGCTACCGCCGCCACCAGCGGCTGATATTGGCTCACGTTGTCGGGTAGTGGCGTGCCGTACATGATGGCCGCATCCAAACAGTTATGAACATAGTCGCCCCACTTGGCTTCTTCGCTCTGCTCATAGGGGTATAGTTTCTCAATCCGTACCACCTTGTATTGCAGCGGGCATTGCTCGAACTGCTTAACCGCCGTGAAGCTGAACACTTTTGGTTTTGTCGCCATAGTTTTCAATCCTTAAAAATAAATCCTGCGTGTATTATACGCAGGATTTTCTCGTGTGTCAAGTTTTATTTAGCGCAGTTTGTCGCGGAACACCACGCTGCCCTTAAAGCACACGCGCGGGCGGGGTGTCGTCATCTTGGCAGGCTGCCCGAAACTTGCGACCATGCGGGGGGTGGCGGTACACACTCGGAACGAGCCGAAACCTTTAATGGTTACGGCATTCCCCTGTCGCAATTCGTGCTTGATGGTATTGAACACTGCGGATACCGCCGCTGCTGCTTCGGTACGGCTGATACCCTGCTGCACTGCAATCGTGGCGGCCAGGTCGCCCAAACGTTTATTTTCGCTCATTCTCGGCCTCCAACAGTTTGTCATAGGCCAACTGCGCGTAGTGGGCAATCTTCAACAAGTCGAGCAAGTCTTGGCCGCCGCGCGCGTTGCTGCCGAAGCGGGACGCATACTTGGACAACTGGTTCACACAATGCTCTGCCGTCCACTCGGCCACTTGGTCGTTCGGCGCGTCGCCGTATTGCGGCACGGTGTAGCCGTCGATGTGATGGGTTACGCGGTTGGCAAACACTTCCCAATCCTTCGCACGTTGGGACTGCGCCGTATGCGCTATCTTATCAGGCTGTACCTTAACGATTTCCTCGCGCAGCCTGAAATTCAAGGTGCTCACTTCGTCGCACACGTCCTCGTACAACGTCTCGATGCACTTCAAATGCTGCGCGATTTTCTGTGCATGGTGGGCGGGGTTTTTAGGGGTCATGATACATCTCCTGTCATTGGGTTAAACCGATGGTATCGGTCTGGGTTATCGGGGCGGCTGCCCCAGTCGTCATCTACGCTGCCGTAGGATTGAGACCAACCGCCTTCTGTGTCCAGCGGCAGGCCAGCAACGTAATCGGGTGCGGTACGCATACAGCGTGCCATGTATTCGGCGGCCACTTCCGCCTGTTCTCGTGGTACGACGATACACCATTCGTCATGGGTGTTCATCTTGATGGGGTAATACTTGGCAATCCATAGGGCTTGCTGTTTCATGATGGCGAAGGCGAGATACTGGACGATGTTTTCGCAGACTAAACCGCCATAAGCCTTTGCTTTTAAAGGCTTTCCTGAATACCCCATCTTGTCAAATACGAACTGCGGGCGGTCATTCTCCATCTCCACACGCAGGTTGGGGTAGTTCAACCACAGACCATTCGGCATTCGGATACCAGCACAACGTTTTCCCAGCAGCACACGGCTGCCGTCAGCGAAGAACATACGCCCGTCCTGCCCGCCGAAATACATCTGCCCGCCATCAGCCATAACTTGTAAGGCTTGGTCGCAAAGTTTCCAAAAGGCGGTAACGAAGTTATTGGCCTTGCGCCACTTGTTCACGGTACGCTTAGCCTCGTCCATGTCCATGCTGATACCCGCATTCAGCAGCGCGTAGCGTTGGAAGCCCGCCGCGCCCTGGCCGTAGCCAAGCGCGAGTTGGACTACCTTGCCGTAGTTCCGAATAGGTTTATACTTGGCCGCCACATCGGGGTCGCTGCTCTTACGCCCGTCATTAATCTCGGCGTAGGGAATATCGTACACCTGACTGGCCGCGTAGGAATACACGTCGCCTCGGTTGGCGAACACGTTTAATACATCAGTCTGATTTGCAACATAGCAAAGCACGCGCGCCTCGATTTGGGAAGCGTCGAAGTTCACGACCACATAGCCGTCATGCGCGATAATGCTACGGCGTAACAGGTCGCTCTGCCCTTCGCGCCGTCCGCTTGGAAGGTTCTGCATATTGGCCGAGTTGTGAACGAGCTTGCCATTGGCGACATAGCAGTGCCGATTACCCACATTCAAGATGTCATAGACCATCGCCTTTGCGCCGTCCGCGTAGCAAATATTAGACTCCGGTAAGACCCCACACACCCCGCCAGTCGGCAATCTAGCTGGTGTCAGGGAATAGCGATTAACCCTAAACCACTCAAAACGCTCTGTGCGGTCGCGGTCATAGCCAACAAAACACTCGTGGTTCTTGGTGGCCGTCAGACCGTCCCAGTTGTACACGCGCTTCACGCCATGACAGACCACGCCATCATGGGCGCACCATTCAGAGCCGTCCCATATAAGGTCGGTTGGCATAACGTCTTTAATCATGCGGTACTCCCACTCGGTAGCACCTGCGCCCAACGGTAAGACCACAATCATCGTCTCGCCTACGAAGCAGCCCGCACTACCCCCGCTCATGCGGTTTGTGTGTGCGCCGCCGATTTTATACCCCATCGGCAGGAAGCCGTGGCTGCCGTACTGCAAAAACTTCTCGCAGCGGGTCTCGTCAATGCTTGACTTGGCCGCCAACCGCGCTTGGCATAGAGCTTGAACGAAGGCGTTGTCGCTCTCGCATAGCTCTTTGAACCCGACATCGTTCTTGCTGAACGCCCACGTTACCTTGCCTGTGGTCGTGGACACTTTGGTCGGTATCAGGAAGCTGCCTTTTGCGCCCTGCGCCATCTCGTCGTCAGTGATACCACCGACAGCGCGAAGCATCCCTGCGAAGCGGTCGTTGCTCCGCAACACACCTGATAGGGTGTCTTGGGTGCAGCCCAACTGGGCGCACACGTCTGCAAGCTGGTCGGCCTTATACTGGCGGCAGCGGGCAAGCTCGTACTCCACCGTCGGGGTATGCACTTTCAACATCGGCTCGGTGTAGCAGCGCAGGATAATATCCTGATAGGCAAGCTCGTCGTCAGGCACATACTGGTTCAGCACTTTGAACAGATACCATGTAATCTCGGTATCGGTCTTGCAGTATTCTTTATAGGCCGCCCACTGGTCGGGTGTGAAGTCGGCTCGGTGCTTACCCAAAGCGTTTACCACCTCGTCGCCTTTGAACGGCACGTCATAGCCAGCCTCGCGCAGCAGGCGGATACACTTGTCCAAGCTCGCGCTGCCTGTCAGCAGCGGCACGCCGAGACACTGCGCCATCGACATGGTATCAATCAGCAGGGCAGGGCGTTTACCATACCGCCACCAAAGGATACTGGCATCGAACAGGCTATTGTGGGCAACCATCGCGGTGTCTGCCCAGTCCACACTCTCGAAGAACGCGGGAAGCTCGTGGGCTTCCAACACCACGGCGGGGTCGTCGCCCCACTTCACACTCGCCATCAGCACCTCAAAGCGCGGCGACATGATATAGTCCTGCGTGGTCGTGCCCTTGCGGCTCAACGAGTAATCTTTCGCGTAATACGTCTCAAAGTCTAGGGTCAAATACTTCATCGGTCTCTCCATCGGCGCAGGATATACAGCAGCACGGTAATAACGGCCAGGCGCGCCAGCAGCGATAGTGTCTCGGCGTAGAACGGCAGCAGTACAAGCCACCATTCCCAGTCCAGCACGCCGCAAAGTTTCAATACGATAAACACCCCGCCAATCAGCGCGGCTACGCCGTAGTCGAGGGGGTCGGGTTTGTAGTCAGACATCGCGTTTTCCTATGTAAACTGCTCTCTATCTGCTCCAAGTTCACGCAGCACTTATGCACTGCGCGATACAGTGAAGCAATGGGTATCCACTCGGTAAGCTCGGACAGGCTGTCAATGATGATACGCACCACACGCATCTCGTCGCCCGTCATACCATACTTGCCGACACGTTTCTGTCGCTCGCCTATCTCACGGACAATATGCACATACTCGTTCTCGGCTTTGGCAAGCTGCTCTCGGTAGGGTTGCAGGTGGTGTTCCACGCCCAGTGCGTTAAGCTCGTCAGGGAAGTAGCCCTCGTCATCGTAGATACGGTATTTCTGCTCGGCGATAATATCGGACAGCAGGTGCGCGTACAGATACATACCCTGTATCACAACCCAATAATCATTGAACTGCGCCTTGCCGATAGCGAAGCGGGTCAGTGCCGCTTCAATCGGGTCAATCACAGCGTCGGTCATGCGGTCGGTCAAGCGGTCAGTGCTGGCTGCCGCCACCGCCGCCGACATACAGTCTTTCAATATGGCGTTGTGGATAGGCAGCCAGTAGATTTGGTTTTGCGCCAACTGAATACCATGCCGCACGGCACGGCGTTTGCGCGGGCGTTTACTCCTTGCCATACCGCCGCCCCAGTCCGTAACCAAACCCGCCTGCCGCGCCGATGATGAACATCACGTCCATTGTATCGGGGGCAACCAGCGAAGTAACCAGTCGGGCTACGCCGAACAGCAGCACCAGTGTCAAAGAGAAAATAACCAACCACGCAACAATGCGCGCGGCTTCGCGTTTTTTATCCATTTTTTAATCTTTCATATAAAGCGTTTAACTGTGGTATCAGGGCTTCCGTATCGCCCCAAAGGAACGTGCCGCCTGCATTCTCGGCACGGATACCATGTATGATTTGCAGGTCGCGCGGCTTCTTGCCTGTCGCTTTGCACTCAACAGCGACAAACCGCCCGCGCATACACATCAGGAAGTCGGCAACGCCGCTCTCGCCAGCCTGCACGACACGGACAAGGTACACATCAGGCTTGGTTTTCGCCCACAGCTTCACGGCATTTACCACTTGGCTTTCGGGGGTGGTACTGTTCGCCGTCTTGCGGTTGGAACGGGTAGCGATTACCACGTTCTCGGTTTTAATTGTCATCGCCGCCTACCTTCACATTGAAATAGGCCAGCACTTCCCTGTCGGTCTTGTCTTTGAAGTCGGGGTACTTCGCCCGCAGCGCGGCAGCAATGGCGGCCTCGGCTTCGGTTGGCGCAGGCGGCAGGTCAAAGGCCTCGTCCATCGTATCTACCAACTGCAACAGCCCGTCGATTTGGTCTCGGACACTGCGCAGGATAGTAATCGGTACGTCGCCCCGCGCCTTCAACAGGTCGGCAAAACTTTCAGGCGTATTAGTTACTTGTTCAGTCGTCATCACTCTCTCCTACCGTTCCGTTGATAATATCCCGCAGCGCGCACACGCAGTCAGTAGCGAACCGTTGTACCAGTTCAATGCGATACTCACACAACTCTGTCTGCATATTGTCTATAAAGCGGCATTCATGGACACCAAATGCGCCGCGCATCTCATCATAAACGATAGCTTTATACATACTGCTGACAGCAAGCAAGGTCGTCCGTTCCAGGTCGCGGTGTACCCATGCGGGCAGCGAGTTCCGATACTGCAAAAGCGAGAATACTTTATGCGCTAAATCCTTATAATAGGCGGCGGACTGTTCCATCAGGCGGGATAACAGCAAAGTATTCACAGTATAGGACGCGCCAAAATCTTTAGGCATTTTCTTCGCCATTCTTTTTCCTTTCCGAATACAACATAAATGATTTCTTAATCTGCTCCCACGCATCAGGTAGGGCTTGGTCTTGGGGCGTGCCGTCCAATATCAGGCGGGCGGCTACCACTTTGGCAAACACGTCCAGCGCGTCCACCAGCAGCAACCGTATCTCTCCCTGCACTTTGCCCAGGTTCTCGTCAGCACCCGCACCCTCGGCGGTCATCTCCGCCATCAGGTCGATACCGCGCAGGCGGTCGCGCATATCTTGCAGCGTATCCATCGTGTTCTCCATTACTTACCGTATTCAATACGCAGATATTCTACACACTATGTGCGGCACTGTCAAGCCATTGCTGCAAAAATTCCAGCGTGGCCTCCTTGTTACCCAGCGGGGCAACCTGCATACCCAACGCCAGCACAGCACGGTGCAGGGCTTCATGCCACGCTTCAAAGCGCGCATAGCGGCCATGCGAATAAGTCCATACGCCGTAGTCGTCCATCACGGATAGGTTTACCACTGTCTCGCGCGCCGAACAAAACCCCTGCACGCGGATACGCACCGCGCGGCCTGCGGCATCGGCGGCCACGTCGGGGGCATACAAAGGCGCATTCGCCTTGCGCTCGTCGCGCCACGTCAGCTTAATGCTGCGGGTCGAGGCGGTGGCACAGCAGCCGTCGGGGATAGTGAACACCTTGCCGTCTTGCGACCACCACTCGCACTGGGCGCGGCGGCTGGCGAAGGCACTCATAAATTGCTCAACCCGCTTGGGCGTATGCGGATACCACTCAATCGGGTCGTTCGGCTCTGGGCGTGTCGGCGTAAAGTCTTTGTGGGCGGGCAGCAGGGCGAAGCGATGCGGCGCAAGTTGCAACAAATCTTGTCCATAAAACTTGCCGTCCAACAGCGGCAGCAGCGCGCCGCACTGCACCGCCGCACGGAACTTGGCTACGTCGCCGTTCAGGTAGGACACGGCTTCGTCAAACGTCAGCCGCGCACGGTCAGGCGCAGAAGCACGGCGCATATAGGCGGCCACCTCGTCTGTTTCCACTGCCTTAATGTCGCCATTGGCGTACCACTTCTTAATCTTGTACACGCTCGCGCCTGTGGACAGGCTCACATTGCGGTAATCCCGCGCCGTGTAGGTCATTCCGCACCCCCTTCCGACTTGGCATATTCACGCGCTACCAGCGCAGCGAAGGCGTACACTTCGGGCAGGATATGATACAGCCAGTCGGCATCATACTTCTCGGCCACTTCGCACTTGGCGGACACTGTGGTTACATCGCTTGGGTAGGCGGCATCTTCTGCCATCACAGCGTCATACCACGCAGCGGCGGCATCAATATCAGGGGTATCCCCATCATGCAGGGCGGAATGGTATTCACACACTTCGCCCACCGCCAACGCTTTTAATTGTTTATCGCTCAACATCTTACAGTTTCTCCACAAAAATAATACGGTCAATGTTTCCTACCACACCTTTAAACGCCGTGATATGGCTGGACGTGGTAGGGCTATGGGTATAGGCATCTGCGCTCAAATATAAGCGGCGGTGCGCGCCGTTGTACACACCAATCACAGTGCGGTAGCTTACCAGCACGACGTACCGACCCAACGGCACAGCCCACGCCTGCTTGTTACCAATCTGCGTAAGCGAATTGCACCCACGCAGGGCAGCCATAGTATCCACGTCAATCGGCGGCGCGTTACTCGGCACATACCGAGCGCGCATCTCCACTACACTGTTAAAATTTATTGACAAGAGTTGCTCGCCGCCAATAGCACTGATTGGCGTGAACTTAACGCGCAGCCCATACCCTTCCACCGCACGGCGCACACGGGCTTTTATCGCGCGTTCATGTAGGGCGACTTTGCCGCATAGCTCACGCCGCAGGGCGGCAATCACGCCGATTTGTTTCTTGTTCATATTGTTCTACTCCATATTAGATTAGTTATTAACCCCAACCAGCCAACCTTCGGGCGCGGGCGTTCCACCCAAAACATATATAGCATCAATAGGATTGTTCAAACAATCAGTCATAGTGTCATAACTGTAAATTTCAGGGTGGTTTGTCGCAGTAGCGCACCACGAAAACCTTACGCCATCTGAAATACCATACTCACGATGAAACACTACTTCATCTATGTAGTCAATCTGCGGACATTCCCGCTTAATCTTTCTACGCAATCGTTCACTGATTTTCACTTTGAATTACCCCATATCAACCGTTGATTGTAATAGGGATTGACATGGCCAGAGATAATTCAATCGCGTCTTTGATAGAAGTAACGCCCAATCGCACCAGCATTGTCGGCGTTTCCCGTCCATCAGCGGCCATCAGCCAAACAAAAATTTGGTCGTCGCCAACTTCAACTTCGATGAATTGGCCTTTATATTCGTCAGAGACGCGGTTCACTTTAAATAACATACACTTACTCCCTCCCAAAGAGTTCAGCTTCGGCTTCGGCAAATGTTAAGTGCTGCCAGTGGGCGGTATTTGTCGCCTTAACCCAATAGCGGTTGAATTGTGCGTAGTTACACGTACTTGACCCCGAAGCTACACAAACCCCCGCAGTTTCTGAAGTGAACAAGATAATTGCTCCGTTGGGCTTCGCTTTTGCAAACAGCGGATATACCAGTTCAGGCTTCATCTCTTTCGGGTAGCGTTCGCGCCAACGGCGTTTGAACTCTTTGCGGTCAGCCTTATCAACAAAACCGATAATGTCAAGTGAATGCGTGCCTGTAGAAGCTGCATACCAAAGGTCTGAATTGTACCAAATATCGCCAATACTATATGGATACTTGGTATCTTGTGCGTCATATTCGAACTCATGGCTAATAGCTTTACCACACGCTAGGCGCATTCCGCTTTGCACCACGCCTTCTTTCAGCATCTCAATTACGATTGCAGCAGCTTCTTTGGTAAAGCGGCCAGTTTCAGTACGTTTCTTCATCTCTCAATCCTTTAAACCTAAATAATCACACCACTACGCAACCCGACACGGGTCGCGTCTAATACTACGGCGTTCTCGAACAACCGCCACGTCGTATCCTGTTCAAAAGGCAAGCGCAGCGTAACCACCTCGCCCAAACGGGTTTGCCTCATATAAGCAAGAGTTTTGGGGGACTCATGCTCAAACACTACCACACCGCAATAGGGATTGGCGGCCAGCACTATGTCATGGCTTAACCTGTTCTCGAACAGGGCGGGGTATAACACCCGCCCCACTGCGTCATCAGATAGCACTTCGATTTCCATTGCTTACTCCACAGACGGGCGCGGGTCTTCATCGGTCAGTTCAACAGGTGCAAAGAACTCACGCAGCCATGCCCGCATTTCATGGGCAGAGAAAAATGTTTCACTGCTACCTTCACGCTGCACCGCGCCTTGCAAGGCGCGCGGATAATAGCTTACCCACTCAATGCGGTAGTGGGTAACTTCGCCCCGCTGGTCGGTCGCATGGGCATACACACGGGCAACACGGGCATTAGTCATAGTGCTAACAGCCTTCTCAAATAAGGCTTCGGCATTCGCAGGGGTAGCGTTTTTCATAGCATCAAAGATACGCATAATATAATTTCCTTCTAAAAGTGATTAAAAATAATAGGGTTAATTATAACCTTTAATGGCGCGGAATAACTCGAAGGCTTTTTGGTTTGTCTTTATAAACGACCTCATAAATGTCCTTCTTGGCGGTCGGAAAATCCGCAATAGCTTCCAGTTCAGGATTAACTGGAACACGCAAACATTTACAGGTCGGCTTTACCCAATAGCCTTGTTGCTTCTTCTCTTTGGCAAACTCCCTCGCTTCAACAAGGCTATCAAAATAGGCTTTCGGCATACTTTATTCCTCAATCCTTCCAAAATCTCCGCCCATCTCACAGTCCAAATTGCACCATGCATATTCAAACCAATTCTCATCAGTCGGCAGGTCGCGCGCGGCTTCTTCGCTCTCTGGGCAGCAGCGTGATACCATCATCTCCAACGTCAGGCGTACACGCCAGCCGTCATCACGAACCACTTGCTCGTAAGTGTACAAGGGCATATAGCCATCGCACGGTGTCGTCATGTGGCGTATGGTAGCGTCAAGCTCTGCCATGCGTTCAGGCGCGGCATGAAGCCAATTCATCACGCGGTCAAACATAACCTGGCCGATAGGGTACAACACGGCCAAGTCAGGGCGTTGGAAGTTGTCGTTCGTATAATCAATGCCCATCAGTTTCAGGCCTAAATCGAATGCCAGCCGCTGCGCCTGATTGAAATACACACGGCTCACGAAGCCCAGCATCTCGGTCAGGTAATGCCGCGCGGCAGCATGGTTATCATACTTCCATTTGTGGTTAAACACTTCAAGCATACGGTCAGGTGCGGTGTAGAATTCGTCCATACCATAGCCGTAATGGTCTGCCCATTCCTCGGCTTCCTTGTCGTCAGGATAGGCTTCACGGTAAGCGTTGATAAACGCCGCTGCTTCGGCATCTTGCAACAAGCGGTCATGCCACGTTTCGTAAAACCCGCCGAAGTCAAGATAGATTTTGTCTGTATTGGCATTGTAAGGGGTCATGATGTTTTTCCTTCTCAAAATCGGGCGGGGCAGCCCCGCCCGCAGGGTTATTCGTCTTCGTCTGCGTCTTCTTCGTCAGGCAAACCGTATTCCGCAATCAAAGACGGATTAGCGATAACGTACTCGGTCAGCGTGCCAATATCCAGCGGTGTTTCAGCCAGCGTATCTGCGGAAACGATATTCCCATACCCATTAAAATACCAATATGGGGCGCGTGAATTGGTAACATTGCCACAAACAATACGGCGCACAAGCGCGGCATCATTATTAACCGTGTCATCGAACGTAGTTTTAACCAATTCTTCCAAGCTACTGTAAATGTAGTCATCAGTAGCTTGGCTGCCTGCATAGTTATTCCACAGACGCAAAGCGACATCAGCACCCAGGTTGTCAATTGCTTCGTAAATTTTGTCGTACATTTTTAGTTTCCTTTACAGATTAAGGATTTTAAGTTCTACCCCATTAACCACTTTGGTTTCATAGGGCAGCTCTTCAGGCGGTGTCGCATCATACTTAATACGCTTCGCATTGTATTCGGCAGCCTGCATAGCTTCACTCTCACAATATTCGGCATCGCCGATATAGCCCCAGCAGCTATCCAGCTCTTCCAGCACGGCGTAAGCGCCGTGAATATCGGGCTGCATTGATACCAAGTCCACGTTGAAACCATAGACTTCGCCATTTACCCACGCTTGAAGCGTGGAAAGCTCGTCTTTGAGGCTATCTTTGGCGCGTTCCAGCACTTTTTGAGTGCAACGCTTCACGCCAAACCATTTGCGGATTTCTGCACGAGTGGCATAGGCAAAGCCCACAATACCCGCGTCAAATTGACACATACCCGTTTGGTCGCCCAAATACAAGGCAACGTTACCATGTTCAAACTTGGTAATAGGCCAAACCAGCACATCGCGCAGGCGCATTCCAAGCTGCTTCTCCACCACATTGTAAGCGTGTTCCCACGCATTCGCGCCCTGTTCAACATCGGCGTGAACCACGCCGTCATGGTCATTGTCGGCAAGCCAGTGGGACTTCGATGGGTGCAGCAGTAAATGCCACAAATTATCCCACTCACGCGGGCTTTCGTGGCAGTCTTGGTCGTACTCAATCCTGATACGGATTTGAGAGTCAGAAGTTACTGGGATAAAAGTTTCTTTGATTGGCTCAATCCACATAGCGAGTTCCTTTATTTTACAAAACGGGCGTGGGTTTCATTCAGCAGGGCTTTCAGTTCGGCGCGGATTTCGTCAAATGACACACCATTGCCGCCTGCGCGGTTTTCCAGCTGCATGAAGCGGTCATATAGGTCAGATGGAATATCCACTGCACCGCAGCCTGCGGTCGAATAGCCCGTAACGATGTTAATAGGCGTGCCTAAAACGCAGGCATAGAAGTCGCACTGCCAGCCGCTAGTACGGCTGGAGCAATACGCATCGCAGTCGAAAATGTTTAAGATGTATTGCAGCTTGCAATACGGAAAGGCAATAGTAATACCAGGTTGCTCGCGCAACTGTTTCTTCGTTACTTTAAAAGCCATGATAATTCATTCCTTTCAAAAAATGTTCAGTTAAAAATCTACTCAATCCAGCAGGCGGTATTCTGGCATATACCGTCATACCACCCACTCTGTTCAATAGACTTATAGACTTATAGACTTATAGACTCTGCTTCCAGCGTCCGTGCATACGTTTGAAGTAATATAGGCGCAATAGGGCTTTCAGATATTGCTTTAATCACGGTGTCGCTACCACCAAACCTATATCCGCATTGCACGGATAAAATCCAAATTGTTAAATAGCTATCTCTTAATCCTAGGCTTCACGCCGTGGCGTGTAGGATTGCTCTAAATCCATTAAGAGCTTGGCACGATACTTGACTCTATCGGCAAAGGGGCGTTTCCGCCTTGTTACAGTATGGTTCGCATTATATCAGCACTTTTTGCGTTTGTCAAGTATTATTTTTTGACATTATCATAATAGCGATATATAGGGCGTTTCGTGCCAAGTGGCGAAATGAACCGTTAATCCCATCTTTTTCACGCCCGCCTTTGGGCGTGTTAGAGTTAATCAATCGTTATCTATGATATAGCGTTATTGGCTGCTATCAGCATGGTGTGTATATTACCACCGTTTTAATCCGTTGTCAAGTTTTATTTATTTCTGCACGCCGTGGCGTGTAGGAACGCCGTAGGCGGTTGAATAAAGCTGCCTTAACAACATGAGGCGCATTATAGCAGGGTAAGGGGCGTTTGTCAAGTATTATTTAATTGGGGGATAAGGCAGGGGATATGTATAATGCGCGTTTAATACCATAATCGTTGTTAGGTGTCAATAAGACGCATGGCGCGCGTTATTTGGCGGTAAGGAAGGGGGAATGTAAAGAATACGTTAAGATATGTAAGAAAACGCCTTAACAAAAAAACCAGTCGAAAAAGGCGAAAAATGGCGTTTTTTGAGACCACAAAAATTTTTGAGACCACCTCATTTTCAGAATGGCATTCGAGTCCCGAAAATCGGCGATTTTACAAAAAAAAAATAGACAATAAATATAAATAAATATTTATATTATTATTATATTATTTTTTCTTTCTTTTTCATGGTCTTACGTCTTACCCGCCTATATCTTATCATGGTATAGCCCCGCGCTTATCAACTTCTTTACACGTTTTTTCAAACCTACGCAGCTTTCCAGCGTGGCAAACGTTGGATTGTAATTAACAAAAATTAACATCTTACAACCTTTGATTTTATTGAGTTTTCTTCTTTACATTCGTTTACAAAATCGCTAGTGTAGGGGAGCGCGTTTTAAGTGCCTGTTACTAAACGGCTTTTAACGTATAAACGGCCTGTTACTAATCGGCCGTTTAGTAAACCCCCCATGAGCGCGCGTTATACCCTTCTTATCTTTAAGTTGAAATGTTAGTACGGAGTTAATTTTTGTTAAGATTTCGTTAAGACAAACGCGCGTTATAGGCGTTTTATATTATCGCCGTGTAAGCCGTGCTGAAAATTTCGCGCGTTATGACCGTTTTATATAAATGGCGCGTTATGTGAGTGCGTGTTATAGGGCGATAAGTTATCCCCCTGTAATGGACAGCGTGGGCGTTGGAGGGGGTGTCGCGCGGTGTGGGTAGTCGCACAAAATAAACGCAGCCTAAAACTTCCTACCCCCTACTAACACCGACTTTGTATAACGCGGCGGTAACTCAACCTACATATAAACTGCGCCTAAATCCCTACACCCTAGCCACCACCCACAAAAGGAAACCCCCCAACTTTCGCTGGGGGGTTAGTGCCGTGTCGGCGTTACGCCAATGACACGAGTGCCGCCCGATACAAGACACCGACACGGCGAGGCAGATGGTATAGTAAAGTGGCCGCCGCTGCAAGCATTATCTGCATTGGTTGGTGTCTGTTGTATTTACGGTTACTTCGTTGATACTGTCCCAGTCCACCTTACTCTTGCTGTTCGTCCGCAGCGCGGAGGGGCTTGCGTCGATTTCGGCCTCGGTGTATTCCTGCCCGCCTATAATGATGGTGGTCTTGGTTGCGCCGCCTGCGTGGTAGCGCGGGCCTCGTGTGCCGAGGCGTGTTCGGTATGTGGTCGTCATTTGCACTCCTTCAAGTCTTCGGGTACGCCGATGGTAATCGGCCCTGCCTGTTTTTTGTTCCTTAATATATAGCCGTCTTTCCTGACCCCGCTATCCCAGTCGCCGACAAAGGAGAAGTGGTCTGACCCCATGACAATTTGTGCGCCCGCCCAGTTGCCGCCGCGTCCGCTGCTGCGGCCAGGGTTGTTTTTCTTTGACCCCCCTATGAGGCGGTAGGTCAGCCCGCGCCCTGATTTGAGCATGACCTTTGGTCCGAAGATGACTCTGTTCCATGTGCCTTTATGCACCACACCCCCCTCGCCGACACGCGACCACCCCCACCGCCTGCGCCATGTACAGTTTACAAAGACACACCCCCTGCCGAAAAAACATGGGGCGCGGAAGGTGCAGTTGATGAATATGTTGCCGTTGTCGAAACGGCGGTTAGGGCCGAAGGTTCGGCCTTTATAGGTTTGTCCTGCCATTACAATTCCTTTTATACTATAATGTGGTAAAAGGCAGCCGCCCTTTATAAGGATAATGGTATGACACAAGAGATGGTTTTGACAATTCCCCCCGACAGTAAGTTGGATAACCTTGCCCGCGACCTGGCCATACTGACGGCGAATGCGCTCTATTCGCCCGAAGAGGTGGCGGCGGTGTATGACCTGACGGCAGAGATGCTGGCGGCGTTGCGCGCCGACCCGACGTTCGCAGCGCGCGAGGAGTTCCATGCGAAAAGTATTTCTACCGATGACAATGGTCTGATTAGGGCGCAGGCGCGTTTGATGGCAGGCAGCCTGCTGCGCGATACGTTTGAGATGGCGACCGACCGTCAGGCGAAGCCTGCGGACAGGTTGAAGGCGACGGCGGCGATTATGGATTTGGCCGACGTGAAACCGAAACAGGAGCAGCAGTTCAGCGGTATGGTGTTGAACGTGAGCTTCGGCAGCGGTATGCCGCAGGTGTCTATCGCGCCTGATGACAAGGGGGTAATCGAGCATGAGTAATGGTCTGAACATCGGCTTTGATTTGGATAAGTTCCCGACGTTGAAGCGGGCGGCGCAGTCCGATGCGTTAATCCGTCTCGTGCCTGGGCCGGCAGGTAGTGGTAAAACTTCCTTTGCAATCATGGAGTTACTTCGTACTGCGTTGTTGCAAGAGCCGTCGCCGTTGGACAATACGCGCTATACCCGTATGTTGGTGGTGCGGAACACTTATTCGTTGTTGAAGTCGAACACGATACCTTCGATGAAGAATATGCTTGGGCCGCTGTTGCAGGTTACGGAGGGTAGCCAGCCGACGGGTAAGGTGCGTGCGCGGTTGGGCGATGGTACGCTGTTGAACATGGACGTGCAGTTCTTGGCCTTGGACAGCGAGGACGCGCAGGACAAGCTGCTGGGTGCAGAGCCGACGATGGTCTTGTGCGACGAGTTGAATATGATGGCGGAGAGTGTGGTATTCGCACTGGTACGCCGACTGGGGCGATACCCTAGCGGGACGAAAGGGAAGGTAACGCGCACAGGTATCATCGGTGTGTTCAACGGTCCTGTGAAGGGGTCGTGGTTGCATCGGTGGTATCTTGGCGAGCGCGACCGTGAGTTCGAGCAGACGGCGCGGCAGATGGGGGTGCGCAAGTTCGTTGAGTTCTTTAAGCAGCCGCCTGCGCTGATACCCCCTGCGGGATACCCTAATAGCCACGACCCCAATGCCGAGTGGTTGCCTAACCCGCTGGCGGAGAACATTGAGAACTTGGCGCAGGGGTACGGTTACTATTATGCGATGCTGGCCGACCCTGACCCTGGGAAAATTCAGTCGTATGTCTGCGGCGACTTCGCCGATGTGAAGCATGGTAAGGTGGTATTCCCTGAATTTCACAGGGACGTGCATACGTTCGACGTGAAGGCGGTGGACACAACGCAGCTTCGGGAGTATTACTTGGCGTTCGACTTCGGGCGCACGCCTGTCTGCATCGTCGGCTACCTTTCCCCCGACGGCAGCCTGTTGGTGCTGGACGAGTTCATGGGGGAGGACATGAGCGTGGACACGCTCTATCGGACCGAGGTGCTGCCTGCGTTGAAGCAACGCTACCCCAACGCGGTGTGTGCGGGGGCTTACGGCGACCCTGCTGGGTTGGTACAGGGGCAGAACTTGGACCTGTCGATGTTCGACGTGTTGCGTAACTTGGGCGTGCCGATAACTGCGCCGACCCGCAGCAACAAACTCGAACCCCGCTTGCAGGCTGTGCGCAGCTTCATGGCCTCTTTGGGTTACAATGGCAAGCCGCGCCTACGCATTCGGGATAACTGCCGCTTCCTCATTCAGGCGATGGCCGCTGACTATATTTATGAGAACCGCGCGGGGGGCGGCACGCAGGACACACCGACCAAGACCCACGTCGGCTGGGCGAGTGATTTGTGCGACTCACTGCAATATATGTCCATGGGGCTGTTGAAAGTTGTCTCCGACAAGGAGGACGACACGCCCGTCCGCTCCGCCGACATCGACTGGTATGCTTGACAAGCCCTGCACGTTGTGGTACTGTATGCACATCTGACGGGGCATGGAGGTTTTTATCCCGTATGTTTTTTTCCTCCATCGCACCCTGTCAGATACCTGCTTTCCGCAATGAGTGTCTTGATAATTCTCCTTCTCTCCACCTGCCTTGCGGCAGGTGTTTTTTTATTGTATGATGACAGTGTTACTTCTATGAAAGGTCTGATTATGAAATACGCACGTTGTAATGGTAAAAGCACTGGCTGCAAAACCACTGGCACAGTGAAGGGTTAATAATGACGGACGAGAACCTTATTGATGAATTGGGCGAGTTTGTCGCTGCGAGATTTGATAAGGCTCGTTCGGCAAAAACCCCACACTACGCGGATATGAAAGACTGCCTGAAATTGATGCACGGGCAGCCGCTGACACCCTCCGATGGGAAAGGTCCTGATATTATCATGGACATTTCAAGTCCCATCGTTAAAGGCATTGTCGGCCTTATCCGCGATATTTTTGTTGGTACGACCGCCGCGCCCTACACTATTAACGCGACTCCCGTG